GAGATTGTCGAGATGCTTCTCCTTGTGTTTGAGAACGCCCAGCATCGCCTCCTCCTGATTTTCCGCGTTCTCAGGATCATCATACTCGCTCAGGATGGAGTCGTATAGCTTCTTGTAGGATGGCGACGGTTCGCGATACCCATCAACCTCTGAGATACACAGTGCAAACAGTTGAGCCACGGGGTTCTGGATCTGGTTCGTAATGTAGAACTGAGCGTCCAGTTTCAGTTTCTTCTCCTTGACGTAATCGACATGCTCAATGCGCTCGCCTTGCAGCTTCTTGTCGTTCTGGATATGAACGTACTTGATCCTCTCACCGACTGATGGAGCGTTGCCTGGATCACGAGCCGTCATGCGATCCGCCAGGACTCGGTGGGCAGGCAGAGTCGCCCGTCCAGTGTAATTCTCCTTCATGGCTGCGTAATCGTCGCGCAGCTGCTTGGTGACCACAAACTTATCGAGCGGTAACTTGCTCTTAATCACGTCCAGGAGCATACTTTTGACAAACTTCACAGCCTTCTTGACATCCTTTTCCAGCAGGAGAATGTCAAGGGCGCCGCCATACACATCCTTGACAATAGGCGCATTGTCCCGACGCTTCAGGACGATACCCATGGATGCGCGCTTGCACTTGCTAGGATCTTCCTCGTACTTCATCCCGACGTACCGCTTGCGGCAGAACAGAATGAAGGGGTAGAAGGTCTTCTCGTAACCGATCACGAACGCCTTGTGTGGGCAGCGGGAGGTAATCATTGTCGCTGCTTCCTGACCCTGCTTGATCGCCGTGGGCAGATCCTTGGTCGGGAACTTCACGAAGATAGAATCCGTATCCCCATACACCACCGTGGCTCCAAACTCCGTCTCCACCGTCTCCTTCGCAAACAGTAGAGACCGCCGACCGACCGCCGTCGTACAGGCAGCGACACAGATCTTGCGGATGGGGGATGTCCGCGACCCCAGCTGACCGTAGATTGAGTTGGCAACCACTTTGTAGGCAAGCTGCAGACCATTGAACACCGACTTCTGCGCATCGTCTAGTACTGGGTCTTCCATCTTTTTGCGTGCTTCCTTCCGCTTCTTCAACATGATCTCCAGTGCCGTCGGGATAAGACCCTTGGACAGCGGGTTCGTCTCATCGGGCTGAGCATAGATACAGACGTGCTTGCCCACCACCTTGTCTGCTTCCTTGAGATCGTACGTGACCTCGTGAGCACCAGGCACCTTCTCCTTCATCCCTTCGATACTCTTGAGATTGCCAGACTTGTCATACGTCTTCACTGCCACCAGCGTATCGGGAGACAGGTTCTCCCCGATCATGGATGACGGATACAGGCTGTTAAAGTCCAGAACTGCCACGGGCGTATCGAGGTACATCCCAATATGCGGAGGCAAGACGATCGCGCCCTCGTACTTGGTATCACCCATCTCCGACTCCTGATCCAGAATGATTTGGTTACGCTTGGACGCCTCATAGGCCACGCGCGAGTAGATCTTGATACCCTGTCCCCGCAGGAACAGGAACTGTAGGGGCACGAAGCAGACGTCGGCCATACCCCGTGCATTGGTCAGCGTATCCAGCTTCGCCATCAGCGTCAGCACTAGGTCGCAGTCCTGGATACAGTACTTGGCAATCACCGCCCGATCCGCGGCACTGCCCTCGTGCATCTTGAACAGCTCCAAATGGTGCAGATCGTCCTTGGTGAAGGACCACTCCAGACACTTGCGATCCTCCTCCGACAGATCGGCAAACAGCCCATCTTCGCGCACCGTGAAACTCTTGGATGTGATCTCCGTCACCAAGAACTTCTGTCCCTCGCGGTACGGATTCAGCGTATTTCCCACAATATCAAACCGCACGTAGTTGCCTACGTATAAACCTCGAGTGGTCTTGGTGTGAATTGTCTTACCTGCCAACGAGACTACCTTGTCGCGCAGGAAGGTGGAAGCCACGTTGTCCAGCGTGTAAGAGTCCAGGTTGTGTTCGCGTCGCATATTCAGCAGCAGATCGATCGTCAGCCGACCTGGAGTCTTCATGTACTGCACCTCGTACTTCCCCGACGCCAGCTCAAATGTCTTCTTCTGCAGTGCGTCTCCCCAGATCGAGCCTCGACCGAGATTCAACGTGAGTCCGTTGATTTTGGCCCGCTCCACCATAAACTTGTCGTCGAAGCCGTACGTGTTGTATCCACAGATGATGTCGGGTTCTTCTTCCTTCACAAACTGCTCAAATGCCTCAATCATCTCCGCCTCTGTCTCGTATCCTTCAAACGTGACAGTAGGATCGTCCGACCGAGCTACACTACCCCACACAAATACCTTGCGACGATACGTCTTCATCATATCGTTGGACCATCGCAGCGTAATCCCGATTTGAATGATAGGGTCGCCGATATCCCCGCCTACCAGCTTTTCAAGATCTTTCGCTACTGCATCCCAGTTGTCATTCTCGATGTTCTTGGCATTCTTCGTGAGGAACGGAGTCAGCTTCACCTCGCGATGCAGACCTTCCAGAGCCAGTCGCCTTTGAAAGATTGTCGTCATGGACTCGTCGTCTGGTGCCGTCTCCAGATCCTTTTGAATCTTCTTAGTCACACAGTCCCACGACTTACGGGGCATGGGAAACTGACCACTGCGAGATGTACATTCGATATCGTATGCTGCCACCAAAAGCGGTACCTCCTTCCCGATACAGCTCTTGATATTGATCGCCTCGACATACCACCCGTTGATCTCGTCGGACTTCATCTTGCCCGATGACACGAAGCTTACGGGGGAAGCAGGTGAAATCTCACGATCATGATAGAACCGCAAGAGAGGAGGGAGATTGGATTCATACACCTTTAACTCAGACGCCTTGGCAACCTTGGACATTTCTACAAACTCCTTCTTGGATCCAACCTCTACTTTGAGAACCTTGGTCGTCTGGTAAAAGTTGAAACCGCCCATGACATCGTGTTTGTTCTGCGATGTCAATGTAGCGCCTGCCAGGATCTTTCGAGCACTGGGGTGGTCTTCAATGTAGAAATACGGCTTGTACCCCCTGATTTGGAGCATGGCAGTCTCGCCTTCGCTGGTCTTTCCATAGACGTCGATGACATACTTTCCGTACTGGTCGTGCTCAATCCAATCACAAGGACAGAGAACAGACATTCTAATACTCCAGAGTCGCGAACTCATAAATGTTTATCCGTTTTAGTAATAATGACTGACCAGGAGCCTCAGACAAACAACCCGCTATCGTGGTTCTATGCCCCGACGCGCCCGAAGAATGATGTAACACAGCTAGGATACGATGCTCACGATAACAAGGCACAGCAGGACTACTACCTATCGACTGCTCGCCCGCAGCCCGCCCCCTGCCAGGACTTTGACTCCAAGGCGACTTGGGCGTCTCAGTTTGTGACCATGAATTACACGGGCAACTTTGGCAACACCGCTGCTGGCGGATGCGACGTTGATCTATATTCCCGTCTCGCCCTGGGTGATGCAGGTACGCAGCGCGCCAAGGGTCATCAGCAGACATTTGCTCGCCCGTGGGCGACCACTCCATACATGGCTGGCGGACCGTCGGCGGGAGAGAAGGATACGGAGAGCCAGCTGATCCAGAGCGTGCCCGTGCGCACCCGCAAGGAGTGCTCGACCGTGTCTGACAAGTTCTTTGCCAACCAGTTTGATCCCCTGCTGAACAGCGTGAAGACGGATATTCAGGAGGCTGGAAATTTCGTGCAGAGCTGGTCTCGCGGTGGTGACCCGACGCGTCTGCTACGCCAGAAAGCAGTGTCTCAATAAACCAATATGAAAATTGTGTTTTTCGCCAACTATATGCCCGACGCCTGCGGTGCATTCTTTCACGACGTGGCTATCGCAAAATTGCTACAGGCACGTGGTCATACAATTAGCTTTGTGACTACACATCGCGGTAAATCCCCTATCCGCGGAGAGTATCGCGGAATCCCGTGGGTTTTTTATACGAACGCAGAGCACGAGATGGCTGGTGCTCATATTTGGTCTACCGCTCATTTTCCTACCCTCAAGATCGTACGGCGGCTGAACGGAACATTTCATAAGCCTATCGTTGTAACCATGCATTTTGGAGAAAATGTCGAGGAGCTTCCCTACAAACCAGACTGGGCTGAGTTTCTCTGGATTATCAGCAATCACATTACGGGAAGTGTTCGCAGTCGTATTGGAACTGACTACCATTTCAAAACGATCGAACCGATCCGACCAATCATGATCGAGAACGAGGTAAAGTTTCAGGAGCGGGGTACGCTTCCACCTGGACAATACGTAACGCTTATCAACGCCAATATTTTGAAAGGACTGCCTCTCTTTATCGAGCTTGCAACACGAATGCCCCACATAAAGTTCATGGGTGTTCGACCCTACTACAACAAGATCAACGTTCCCGAGAACATACCCAATATCAAATGGATCAACGTCCAGGATGATATCCGCGATGTCATGAAGCAGACCCGAGTTCTTGTAGTGCCATCTCTCTACGAAAGCTGGGGACGGGTTGCGTTTGAAGCCATGTACAATGGTATTCCCGTCCTGCACACCAAGCCCATGGATGGAACAAACCCAGCAAACACACGTCCATCGGGAAGTACCCAAGGTATGTGTGAATGGATCGCGGGTTCGCAGTTCATGCTCGATTACAATAAGATCGATGAATGGACGGCCGCAATTAAAAGTCTAGAGACTCCATCCACGTATGCCAAGTACTCCAAGCAGGCCTACGATACGTCGTACGGGCTGAATATTTTCAACGATATCCATGAGATTGAAAAGAAGTTCCAAGATTACGGATCCCGTTTTGCTCCTGCGCCGACGCAGGGCAAGGCTATGATACAGACGCCTACTCAGTCGCTGCAGATGAGGATGCCAATGGCGGGTGGTGGGATGCCGCTGCGCGGAGGTCGTTTTTCGCTGAAAAGGTGAGTAGGTCGGCAAGCTCTCGAGCCTTCACAAGCTTCTCACGTACTTCGGGTGTCAGACCGTCATCGACCTTGGGCGCTCCAGGAATATACTTGTGTCCGCTCACCTGGGGAACGGGCGTCAAGCCAACGATAGCCTCAAAAACGTTTCCACCCGATGATTCCAGAGCCTTCTCGGCTGTGGCCTGATCGACTCCCGTATTGCTGATAATGTCCATGATCTCCTTGCTGCTCATTTTTTATGTTCTATACACAAAGCACGAAAATGAAATTCATAGATAATCTGTGCCCCCCTGCACTTCTCTATGCGTTGTTCTTGGCCGTCCAGCTTGGCTTTGATGTTGCCGACTTTGCGTGGTTTACCGTCGTGAGCAAGGTGCTATTCGGTGGTGCCACGATCTTTATCCTCGACCTGCTCTGCCGCCTCAACCTTGGCATTGTAGCCTGGTTTGTCATCGCCATGCCGTTCTTGATCACTGCCTTGGCGACGTCGGTCGCGATGGGCCTGGAGCTTGATCGCGAACTGAAGACGATGCTGCATGAGATCGCGACGCACCATGGAAAGTCTGTTCATGACCACCGCGATGCGCGGACGTGGTCCAAGATGACGCACTAGACGTTGCCCCGAGTGTTTTAAGGATAGGAGATCCAGACATACAAAATGGAAGAGCTTCAGACATCCGTAGCCAACGCTCTTATCCGTGCATGGTACTCGGTACATGCAGTATATCACCGAAGCTGCCGCCGTACCTCAACCGTATATGCAACCGATGTGTGGGAGCTCCACGATTTTGAGGAAGAGCACTCGGACTTTGCGGATACGCGCGAGGAGCTGCCTGAGGCGTATGCCAACAAGGTTTTGCTGCACCACACCCGTCGTGAGACGCCCGATTTTACCGATCACCGCGTTGCAGTGCATTGGAGCCTGGTTCCTCGCGAAACATATCGGATCCGTGACCTGTATGATTCTCCGATTCCCCCGTGGTATTATATTGGGTATACTACAGAGGAGGGAACAAAGGTCGATTGCACAGCCCTCCTCTCTCCGTTCGTCGTCGAAGGGAATAAAATTACGCGCCCCCTTCTTGATGTTATCGTAGAGAACGGTAAGGGACTGCGCTGGACTTATCTGGACAAGACGTTTAATCAGGTAGATTTTCCTTCAAATGGTATTATAATCTCTGACGCCCCCTATGGAGATGATCAAAACACTGACAGCACATCCCAACCACGGGAAGGTGGTGTGGAGATACAATGAACTTCGCACTCAGTTTTCGGATCCCAGCTTTGTATCTCGCGCTCTACGTTTTTCGGGAATGTTCGTACAGCCACTCAGCCACTTAATATCGTGGGTCGTATTTTTATGTTTTCCGGACATCTACGCATCGTACGGAGGAACATATGACTACAGCACCTTTCAGATGATTTTCTATGTGATATCATCTCTGCAGGTCTTTTATTCATGCATCCTGCGCTGGAGCGAGACTATAGAATACTATACTCTCGGCACAACACTTATGGTATGGAAGATCCTCACTCTTGGACTTCGCGTACCCCCAATAACAATCAGTTCATCTTCGCCTCAACACCATATGTTCCAGTACTCTGCTGGAGCTCTACTTCTTCAAAACATCGCTAATGTTTCCACCAAACATCCCCTGGAATGACTTCACCAGTTCAGCACCCTGCTGAACCTGAGGTCCTAGGCTTGACAACGTCTCAACGAGCTGCTTTTGGGTCTCCATCAGCTCTTTGGTATCGTCACGCATCTGCAGCACCTGCTCAGGGTTCAGCTTCTGGAAAGCGTGCAAGATCGTGGTTCCCGCATCCAGGTGAGCATTCAGGTTATTGTCCGAGATCTGCTCCGTCTTGGATTTGGAGTGCGGCTCAGGCTCCTTCTCGTCCGAGTCTTTCTCCTCTCCCTTGGAGGGATTCTCGTAGCGCTCCTTCAGCGTCTGTCCCGAAATGAGAATCACTGCAACAACAGTCGCTACGCTAATCGTCACTGCCGCCGTCAGGGACATCTTGACACCATACCCAATCACCGCTGTGATCACGACCAGCCAGACAGCGACATATCCGAGATTGCGCTGGACTAGAAAAGCGACAGCGACCATGAGAATAAGGAGTGCAATGGCTGTATCGACTGTGTACTTCATTGATTATAGAGTAGAATTTAAACATTGGTCGTATTCGGTGCTACGGGCACCGCGTTCGCCAGACCCGCTGATCCCGTTCCGTTGAACGTGTATCCCGCACGAGGCTGCTGGAGGGCAAGGACGTTGCCCCCACGGTGCCGACGCGTGTGACGTCCGCCCTTCTTCGCGAAACGCTTGGCAACATAGGTTGTACCAAGGGCAAAGATCGCATCATCAACGGCACCCACACCTCCACGACGAGACCGACGGCCTCCCTTCTTTCCCCAACGGTGAGCGGCGTATCCAGTACTCGCAGCTAGGAGCGCATCATCTACCATCCCTACACCTCCGCGGCGGGCACGGCGACGACGACCACCTGCAAGGGTATTGTTTCCCCCGCGATTCGCCATGACACCGCAGTCCTTGGACGTATCCGACTTCCATGCGGCATTTCCCGCGTTGGAGCCGCTCGCGCTTCCCAGAATAGAACCACTGAATCCATAACCACCTCCACGACGCGCTGACTTCTTAGTGCGAGCCATTTGTATTGGGATGAGATTCTATTACAGGTGTCCAGGTTCCGTCGGTGTTCTTCTGGCATTCAAGGACAAATTTTCTGCCCATGGCACGAAGAGCCTTTGACAGCGCCAAAGTTTTGACGCGGAGGTATCCCCCTGCTGAGACTGAATACACGTCGGGGACATCGGTTGCCACTATCTCGTATCTGTTCGTATCTGGAACAGGAGCAGGAGCAGGAGCAACCGCGGGCGCATCGGAGTAAATACCCTTTTCTCCAGGTGAATCTGTATAGTACTCGTATCCACGAGCAGACGCAGTAGTATCGCGCAGAGCGACTCTCCGACTTTCAAACGCTTGGCATGGTGTATAAACGACTGGAATTACATTCTTTAGAAACGATGCTCGATTTGCAAAGTTCATCTTTTCAAATAGGCGAGTTCCATTCCACAACCACACATCAGCAATAAACAGGTGGGTGGATGTATATTCTACCCTTAAAATCGTATCTTCATAACACCGCTCGTCCCACACAAGACGCAGAATTTGCGGCTGCGCATCCTCCCTACGAGGAATCCAAAGCGAGACTGGTTTTGACTGCTCGTCACGAGTCAGACACAACCAACCTGGAGTACCAACACCTTGCGGAACCTTGACTGCAAACTCGGGGGGAACCTTCCCTTGACGGGTCATCCTGGTCGCAGGATCCCACTTGTACAGCGTTCGTAGTCTATCCATGGTATAATCTATATATGTATGCTCCGTCAAAACCACTCACTTTGTTTGACGCGTCTCGATCGGTGGCGGGAGCTCCATGCGCGGCGCAGGGTTCGACGGCTGCGGGATCGGGGGCTGCTCATACGTAGGGACCTGAACGGCTGGCGGCGGCGGAGCGACGGGCGGCGGGGGAGCGCTAACAAACTGCTGCTGTGGCGGCGGGGCAGGGCGCTCGCGTTCTACATAGACAACACGAGGCTTCGGGGGCTGAATCAGGCGGGAGACCCAGAACACACCCACGTGCAGACAAATAATCACTGCAACGGTCGCAAAGGCAAGATAGACGATATCGGTCAGTTCCATTGTTAGCTTGAACGATTTGGAAAGTCTGTAGCATTACGCGGAGATGATAAACAGATCGTCGTTCTCCGACCACATGTTCCTGTTATAGATCTTGACTCGGACCGTCTCCTGATTATGAACCACTGATAGATGGTGGGGATAGGGATGGGATATACGCTCAAGGCAGCCTCCTTCGCGGGGAAGATACGACCAGCACTTCTTTTCGTGCGTGTCCAGGACAAGCGAACCCGACCAAACGAAGGTGGATGTATAATCCTTCTTCGGCTGGGGCAGGGCGTAGGGATACTTGGCAAGTGAGACGAGGTGGTACATTATATGCCTGTGCTTCCACCACTTAAACGTACATCAGGACCAGAGTAATCGCGAAAAACACGGCGCCATGGAGGATGAGACCGAACCCAGTCGGCGACCCACCCTCTGTCACGCGCATTGAACTGTACGGACCGAGGACGCTCATAATGAGGGAATCCATGACCGAGAACGTAATGGGATTGGCCAGGATGAAAAACAGCAGTGCTTGGAACGCCGAGATCTGGATCTTCTGAGAATGACCAAGAACAGCCATACCTATCTATTGTCTTGAAGAGAAGGAATTTTTCGTCGCTTCGATCGTTTCCATCCACTGGGGAATCTTATGCATGTTCGCCGCGATGTCGTTCTCGTTTCGCCGCGCTGGTTCAGTGGTGTTGAGTGCCTCGGTGACAAAAAGCACCGCTGTAATTAGGTACGTCTTGTTCTTTGACCAGCGCAGGCAGTACAGCTTGAACAGGGCTTCCACGTACATATTTCCCTGCGCCCGAATCGCTTCCCAGAACATCCAGTGTAGGTGCTTGGCGTGTTTTGACTCGACGTAGGGATTCCTTCGTTCGGCACACTCAAAGGCATGTTTTGTCTGCTTCTTCTTTTCCGTAGCAAACCGTAGGATCCATGACATCCAGTACAGCGCGCGCTGCGTATCCTTGGTCTGGATCGCAAAACAGAACTCATTGAACGGAATTCCGACTTCATACGGATCATTCTCTTTCAAGAAGGGGGTTCCCGCATGCTGGGTGGTTGCACGCAAGTTCTCACGGACCGTCGTCTCCTGGAAATCGTGTTCAGGTTTGATGGTGGGAAGTGTCACCGTCTTCTGTTTTTTGGCGATGGCGAGAACCGTCGCGGTCTCGCAGACGAGGTTGCGCGCATCTTCGCGGTTACGGATGCTCGTCATATTGCTCACAGAGAACCCCCTCTCAATCACCCCGAAACGCTCGTACTGAGTGGTCAAGTAGGTAAAGATATTGGGGCAGGAACGATGAATGTAGAGGGACGCGCTCTCAAACAGCGTATCCCAGAGGGAATGCACGAGACCTGAACAGAGGAGTTCTAGACTCCAATAACATGCATAATCCGCATGACCCAACTGAATACTTTCGAGCAAAGATTTGTTCGCAAGTTTTCGGGAATGACCCGAGAAGGTAAAATGCTGAAAATCAGCGACCGACCTCGAATCGTTGATCATCTACCTATCTATTGTTTGTGGTCTAGCCTTTCCTCTACGCCTGCAGACGCGCGACCTTCGCCTTGAGGTCATCCACCTCCGCGGACAGCTCCTGCACTGCCTTCACCAGGGGAGCGATCAAATCAATATACTCAAGGCCCAGCTTGCCAGATGTAGTGTTTGTGCGCACAATTTCAGGAGCAACTTCCTGGACATCCTGAGCAATAAGACCGTGGCGCAGCGCCTCAGGCTTGTCAATGAACTTGTAATCCACTGGCTTCAGGGACTTGACAAAGTCCAGCCCCAGCGTTGTCACTACAATCTCTTGCTTGAGGGTGCGATCTGACGGGTACGAACCATCTACTGTCAGATTTCCAGTGATGTACGCATCTCCCTGAACCTTCAGCGCGCGATCGGGGATGACCCCAATACCAAACCACCGATTGGACAAATCCGTATATGTCGCGATTCCATTCTGGTTTGAGGTAGTGCCATACACTAGGAACTTGTTATTGTAGTTGTAGAGCTGTGTTTGAGTCTGTCCTACAGGGTTAGAGCCCAAGTAGATGGAATTCACGCTCTGATTCGAGTATCCAGCATACTGACCAATCGCAATCAGGTTGTTGGCGGTATTGCAAACACCGTTGTTCTCTCCCGCGTGCTGACCGATTGCAATAGAGTCTGCGGCATTGCACCAGGAAAGGTACTCTCCGTTCGAATAACATGCGCCGTTTGATCCCAGTGCCGCGTGTCCGATCGCAATACAGTTATCGTACTGTCCAGCACAGTTTGCGGCGTGACCGATGCCGATCGTGTACTCTCCCGCATTCCAGCGACCCGCATTCGCTCCAATAAAGACGGTATCGCTCGCCAAGTTCGAGCAGCCCGCATTGCTGCCAGCAAACACGTTCAGCGCACCAAGGCTGTTAGATCCCGCCTTGCTTCCGACCGCAACCGTATCGTACATATCGGGAATCGTTGAAGTCCAGAGACCAGCACTGTTCCACCGTGTCGCGGCTAGGACCTGACGTCCCGTATCAGAGTCGCACGCCAGCGCCGCCCAGGAGGACGAGACTCCGCGAGGACCAGCCCGCGCCCATGATAGACCTCCGTCCGTACTGCGGTAGATGTACTGGTTGCTATCGCCAAGGGCTCCAACGCCCGCATACACGACCTGACCATCACCCGAGCACGCCACCGAGCGGTAGTACGTGTTGCTCGGGAGACCGTTTGAGCTACGGGATATCCAATTCCAATTAATGCCGTAGTTCGAGCTTCCCCAGACAGCTCCATCGTCAAAGTCACTGTATGCCCCAGCAGCGTACATATACTGCCCGTTGGATGAGACCGCACACGCCCAGAACTCAGCAACAAGTTTGTCCTCGTACTCCGCCTGTGCTAGTTCATTCACACTCTTCCAGTTGCCCGACGGATCGCGAACCCAGGCGTTGGAGTTGTACGAATCTACAGCGAGGACATAACCTCCGCACGCATCGGTGCGCACCGACCGCCAGTTGCCCGCACCTACCTCGGCAACCTGGGTGAGTGTCGCTCCACCGTCTGTGCTCTGCCACAGAAGTCCATCACCACCGTTTGATTCTCCTGCAAAGATGATGTTACTGTTGTTCTGCGCTACGGTCACGCAGCGCCAGTAGCCATAATACGTGTTGCAAGTATTAGACTGAAATCCTCCATCGGTGTGCCAAATGTTAGACTGCCCCTTGTTAGAATTGAACCACAAGTAACCGCCTCCATCGCTCTCACACGCAACAACGTACTGACCATCTCCAGTACAGGCAATATCCTTCCAGTCGGCGGTGTTTAGAACTACATTACAGATCCAATCGCTAGAAAGTCCGTAGTTGGTATTGCTTACGAGAAAGAAACCGTCCAGGACGCTGTACATGTACTGTCCATTCGACGACATGGCGGCACCATAGGTTGAGAATCCAAGGTTCGCGTATCCCCACTCCACCTGGTTTCCGCCACCCGCATTGGATCCGATCGAAACAGCATTGTAGGTGCTATTGGTCACACCTGCTCCTGTTCCAATATTCACCGAAGCTGCACAATTTCCCTGTCCCGCGCGGTTTCCAATTGACACGGTACCATTGAGAAAGGATAAATCGGCACCTACTCCGTAAAGAGTGCGATCTGCGCGGCCCGCGTTGGAACCGATTGCAACAAGACCGTAGGTAATTGGGCCACACTCCGATGCAGCACCCTCTCCGATCGCCACGGTCGAAAACATCGCGGATCCGCTGAGACACACTCCCGCGTTCGTGCCAATCGCCACCGTATTTCCACCAGACGTCTTTGATCCAGCGTTTTCGCCAATCGCAATCATTCCCACACCAAAGCCGTTGCTTCCAGCACCTGTTCCAATAGAAATAGCGTTTGATTTGGTCGGGAACAGCCCATCTGTAAAAGAGCTACCGTCCCCGAAGAAGGTGTTTATCGAATACTCCCCAGTTGCAACTCCAGCATTGCTTCCGATCGCAATAGAATTGAACCCAGCGTTCGATGCGCCCGCGGAGGTACCGATGAGAACCGCGTCAGACCCAATATTGTTAGATCCCGCATCGTAGCCGATAGCGACAATATTCGAAGGGAGGGGGTTGATGAAGAGAGATCCTCCTCCAAGAGGTCCGTCGTCTCCTCCTGCAGCGGCAAACTTTGTTCCTCCCGCATCCATTGCAAGCGTTCGCGGATCGAGAAGAGATGTAGAATACGCTCCAGACAGGGTAGTAAAGTTTGAACCGTAATTCGAGCTCAACGCAATCCCAGCAAACTCGCCATAGCAGATTGACGAGCCATACAGAACGCTCTCTCCGTTCGATGAGCACGCCACTGCCCTGTATCCACCATTGCTTGCAATCACCTGCCAGTTGCAGCCGTAATCCTTACTGCGCCAGAGGTATCCGTTGTCATCCTCGGCAGCGTACATGTACTGTCCAGTCGCCGAGACCGCGACGTTCTGCCAGTATCCCTGAGCAGGATCTCCTGCATTAGAGGGATCTACTCCAGTCCAAGCGTTCCAAGTCCAATTGTTGTTAGAGAGGACGCCAATGTACAGGTTGCTTTCTGTCGTCTCTCCAACCAGAATACGCGTACCATCCGCAGACACTGCAGACGTGCGCCACTCGTTCGAACTGAGATCCTGCAGCTGCCAGTTGCATCCGCCATCACGAGAGACATACAGGTCATTATCGCCATCGTTCTCTCCGAGAACAACCGTCTGCCCGTTGGACGAGCAGGCTACCGTGCGCCAGTTGCTTGAGCCCGAATTTGGTGCAACCTCATCCCAGTTGGATCCCCCGTTCGAGCTCTTCCATAGCTCGTCAGTATACTGATTAACGGCATACATATTGTTGCCCGAGTAATCGGTAGCCACCGAGCTCCACTCTCCGTACCCAGCATTGGTAGAAAGATCGTATCCTATATTCGAGATCAAGTTCCACGAGGATCCCGAGTCCTTGCTGACATATAGGCGCCCAGTTCCGTCGGCGGCAGCATTGCAGAAATTGTTGTAAATCTCACCTGCCAGCAGAACGCTGCCATCTGCCGAGGATACAATCTGTCCCCAAACAGGAGCATTGGAGTTGCTTCCTGTCGTCTCGCCCGTGGTCACTGCCTTCCACAACCGACCAGCGAGTCCGCCGACGTCTGCCTGCGACCCCGCATTTTGTCCCAGCGCTACCACCTGGTTAGCTTCGTTGGAGGTCGCTGCGCCCTCGCCCACCGCCGACACGTACGCCCCCGAGTTTCCAGCAGCCGTATCCGTGCCCAGCGCTACCACCGAGTCGCCCGAGTTGTTGGCACCCGCACCCAGACCGATGGCGACAACCTCCGTTCCGCTATTGCTCCCCGCCGCACCGCCGCCGATACCAACGACCTGCGTGCCGCGCTGAGCAACGCCCGCATCCGTGCCGAGCAGGACGCTGACGGAGCCGTCACAGTAGGAGGGGTCGCACTGGGAACTGCATGATGAGGTTCCAAACGATGGAAGCCCGAGATAGGATGTGCGTCCAAACATTTACCTATAAACTTAGATTTTAACTCGCTGCCTACTTTGTGAAATAGACGAGGTACTGATACTCATACCCGACGGGCGTCATATCGACCATCTCGTGCCGTGAAAAGCCTGCCGAGCGCACAATATCGAGCATGGCGCTCACACTGGGCATGTGGAGACGGTGGATGTTCTCGCGGTACGACGGCGGGTTCTTGAACTCAAACACCTCTTCAAAGCGGGCGTCATCCTCGCCCGACTCCTTGATGAAACGGCTCTTGTACTTGAACTTGTCAAAGAAGATGTCAGAATCAATCACCCGCTCGCGGCTGTACTTCTGGACCGAAAAGGCGGCAAACGGAGATGCTGCATCGAGAATAGGATCAAATTTCCCAGGATCTACCAGATGGAGGATGAGAACCCCACCTGGACGCAACCACGAGTAAATGTTGTCCAGAACCATCTTCTGGTTGCGGAACTGGTAGATGGAGAAATAGAGCATCATCGCATGCGAAAACGACTTTGGCGGAAACGTCTCTACGCGCGTGACATCGCCCTTGTAGAATCGACCGCTCTTGCACTTCTCACGCGCCTTCTTCAACATCTGCTCCGACGTATCTACGCCCACCAACTCAATGTCCTCTCGGCACATCCAGTCCGCATGAGGGGAGGTTCCCGAGCATACGTCCAGAACCTTGACCTCCTTCTTGGGCCAGTCGTGAAGACCATACTCTTTGATTGACGCCTTCTCAAACGAAATGCGTTCAGGGATCGTAAAGAGCTTGTCATAGACGCTGGCGTAAAACTCATCGTAAATCTGGTCAAAATCCTCGTACGATTTGGACGGCAGTCCCTCCTCGCGCTTATTATCAAACATCTCGCGATCGGCTTTCCACGTGTGATAGACGACCAGTATAGCGAGGACGGTGAGACCCACAACCCAGTATGCTAAATAAGTCTCCATTCCTCTCTTGTACCTATGTAAGAAATGTGGGAGAGCCTTCCAATCCAACGGAAAGCCGCTGCTTCCGACACCCGATACACAATGATCAAGCGAGACCATAGTTACAGACCACATCCTGATGTATCAGTTGCAGAATGGAAGGATGTTCCAGCACAGCTCCAGGCTTGGTGTATGTCGATCTGGGAGGACGAATTCAAACTCCGCCGATGCCCCGCGAGTCCAGGCGATATCTTGGCGTGGATCCCGCGGAAAGGTATGATCTTGGCGAAGTACGGTAGATGGATAGGAACGTCTCAGTCGGTACGGACCATCTATGTGTGCTACAATGTTGTCATGAGAGACTATCGCGGCGAAGGACTGTCTGGAAAACTCATTATGACAATGTGCCATGCTTGTACAGAGAAGTGGGGGCCTGTCCCTTTCATGTTTGAGCTGCAGCATGTTCCAGCAAGTCTGTGGAGCGTTCCCCCCTTCCTGCGCTTCTCGTACGTCTGGGTTCCTTTCTTGAATATCCATATTCCTCCCAAATGGAAACCTTCTTCCCACGACTCGTTGGCGACCTACCAGGGATTCCATACAGCCGACTGGACAGGATACCAGTGCTTTGAATACAACGGTATGAAGATCGTTCTCGATCCACATAACGATATCATCTACTATGACGACTATGCGAGTCTCCTGACATTTGATGCCCTTCCACTTCCAGGAGCCTACTGCCGAGTGTTTTCCCCGTTTGGAACGATATCCGTCCTGGTTGAAAACCTTCGATTTGCCCCCAATCCAGGCTTCAAGCATTTCTTGATTATCTGAGTGCGTACGGGCGAGGGGCGCTCTGGTAGAACGAGTACATACTGCGTCCTTTGAGCGCTGCCAAGACAACAATCGCCAAAATGAGAAGTGCAATAAAGACATCCAAGACAATCTTGAAGGAGGAAGGATACTTGGAAAAATACGCAACAGCGGGATCAGGGCTCTCATTGGTTCCTATAGGGAGCTTGCGGTAGTCGGGGTTTGTGAGTTCAAGATATCGGTCATACACCGACATCTTGTCCTTTTTCTCATCTAGGATCCCGTTGAAGAACGAAAAGGTCTTTTGCAGGGAACTCTTCATCGACGCCTGCTTGTCGCGAATGGCAGCAATCGAATCGGTAAAGTCCTTGCGGAGAGAATGCTCCTTCTCCAGATCCTGAAACTGCTTGCGGTAGGCAGTCAGCACTGGCTCCATTTTGGTATCGGAAATCCGCTTCTTTTCCTGCGCAGCCCAGTCGGGACCATTCTTGAGAGAATAGTACTGGAACTTGGCCTGCTCATACCCTTCGGGATCATCGTCTCGCGTACGGGCAGCGCGTTCAAATGTGGTGTAAGCCTCCTGAATACGTCGTTCTTTCTCTATACTTTCCTGGGACATTTGGGGTTTCGCAGGGGCGGGGGGAGGAGCATTTTCCTCAGCTTGAACTTTTTGAGAAAGGGCATTGATCTGTGGGGAATATTTTTGATCTACTTGGGTTCTAACTATCTGCTTGACATTGTCAGGGGCATCAACAGCATTGATTCTGTCTATTGTACTCCGATACTCCTGCACCAATTGATTAAGTTGTTGGCGGGTGCTCATATTATCCTACTACAGCAAAATAGACTGATGCCAGAAATCCCGAGATGAGAGCCAGGATCGCCACCCCGCTCGTGACTTCAGGGGACGCCACCGATCCGCCCAGCAGGAAAATGACAGCCACGACCGCCAATGTGGCAATAATAATCTCCAGCGGGAGCATCTTGGCCTGGTAGGACTTGCGCGTATCCTTCCCGAAGCTAATCTGGCGGCGCAAGTTCTCTGTCTCCTCGCGCGCAGGTCCCAGGTCGCCATCGTACTTGATGGCATCGCGCAGGACATCAATCGCCGTCTTGCGTGTCAGTCCCGACACCAGCTTCTCGTGCTGCAGCTTGAGCGTATCGCCCATCGAGTTGATGTTGTGATCCATTCGATTGTCGTATTGGTTAACGCCCTGGAGAACCTTCTGCAGGTGCGAACCACCCATATCGTCCAGGCGCTGAAAGATATTACCTGCCTCTCCATTCTCCTGTGCAGTCATATAGACCTGGTGACTCGATGGATTCACTGACAGCGTGCGGAGACCCGAAATGCTGTGTCCCTCCATATCAGCAGGCTTGCACGACGTCGCGCGGTTATACGGCGCCTCGCAACGCTCAACGGCCCCCGACGACGCATTTGTCGTGTAAATCACCTGGTTGTCCGTGGCAACTGCGAGAGGCAGACGGTCCTTGAGACCCTTGATATCCGTCCATCCACCCTGGCCCGTCTGAGAGCTCTTGTAGATGTGCGTACCGTCTCCAGCCGAGGAAGCAGCATAGACTGATCCCGAACTGGCCGCCACTACGCCGCCCGCGCCCGATCCAGGTAGGCTGATATCCACCCACGCACCCGTGGTGCAGGGCTTCGCACACCCCTTCTTCCCCACAAACATGAACGAGTCCGTAAGATTGATTGTGGCGTACTTTGGCATGCTCCCTGGGACCTTGAGAATCTTCCAACCACCACCACCCGCAACTGGGCGCATCGCAACGAGCGCACCAGGCAGCTCCTTCTTCGGTCCAGATGGAGCCTTGATCTCAAGAGACAACCGACGAGACCCTGCAAACTTCTTGTCCATCGTGTTTCCAGAAAAGTCATTGTTGTAGATCACGTAGTAGAACCCACCTGATCCCATGTTCGTAATCTTGACCGAGGCCGTCTGGCCTTTCTCGTCCTTCACTGTCAGGACATATTTTCCATTCGCGCTCAGCTCAGCTACCTTTGCGGCACCAGGACCCAGCCATGACGATGACACGATCACACCGTTGTAGTAGGGTGAAATGTGTCCTGGGGGCATACCCACGTCGCCGACATCGATAAGACCTGTAGAAATAGCCGCAGCAGTATCTTCAGGGGGAGGAGCGGGTGGGGCGTACAGGACATACACGTTGGACTCGTCCGTGTTGATATCTAGCGGCATTCCATCAACACCTCCTGGGGTTTCATAGTACTGCCAGTTCCGTCCATCGCAAGGCTCCTTGCATCGAAAAATGCTGCCATTCACGTTGAAACCCCATACATGACCCGTCGAAGAGGCGGAGATCTTGTTTAGCTGACCAGGGATATTACGCCAGCCGAGAGCTGTGGATAACTGGTTCTGCACGTAGCCTGCCAGATCCTTTGAGGCAGTATTGAATGCACTGACGTAGGTTGCCATCCTTCTTATATTCCATCAACGGAATTTTCCTTTACCAAATATAATGGATCCTGAAGTCTATGATCAAACCAAGTCGCGAGAACTCGCGACCTCTATGAGTTCTTACGGCTCAGTGAAAAACGGCTACCTTCGCATGGTTCGCGACGCACTTCGACAGAAGGACGGCAAGGCGCGCTCTGCGTCCCTCCAGTCCATTGTACAGACAAACCAGCGTCTATCGGCGGCGGTGAATCGTCTGCTTCGCATTTGGACAGAGGGAAATCGCGAACTCAGCACGTACTCCAAGTACAAGATCCGCGATCTCAAGAATGATCTTCAGCTCTACAAGAAACAACTTGGAGAACTCAAGTCTCTTCGTGATGAATCAACAAAACTCAAGGGTCTGAAAGAGACGCTGGAGAACACCACCTTTACCAATAAGATGACCTATTTTGGACTCATTGCGGGCGCGCTCATTCTCCTTCTTGTGGTCTTCATTCTGTTTGTCTATCGTATGTTTTCGTCTCCTGCCCCCGTTCCTGTGGCAGCTCCTGTTACATACGGGGGACGTAGGCGGTAGAGGGCTGGACTCCATACGCAAAAACAGCCGACGACTGCGTCCAGAAATATCCAACCAAAACGAGCACAGGTAGGAGGAGAATCGCAATGGCAACACGCCAAAGAATCGCATACCCTAGGGCTACATTGACCTTATTTCCCTTGTCTCCGATGGTATTGATCATGTCGTAGCGAGTCTTGGACGCTTCAAACTGATCTTGCACTTGATCTGCATCTTTGTACATGTCGGTACCCATATCGTACATAGATGACAGCGCACTATTATCTTGCTTAAACGACTGGGTATAGTGCTGCATATCCTCCGCCTCCTTTTCTACCGTACTACGTTTCTGTGAGAGTGCCTTTTCTATGAAATCTTGAGCCTTCTTGTACGCCCGCTGGTATTCACCGCTTCCAGTCGCCAAAAATTGAATATAATTGCCCTTGTATTCTTCGAGAAGCTTATTGAACTGCTCCATTATTATACACTGGCTACACAAAATCGGTAGTAAGGCGTACCGCCCGCGGTCATACTCTTGCGAAGGATCTCCACGATATCACCAGGCTTCGCACCCACCCAGCGCGCCATGGCATCCTGGGACCAGATCTGGGGCATAGGGAAATACTCCTTGTACTTCATGGCAATCTGCTGAAGGACTGACGTCTCGGCATTCAGCTGAATATGATCCTTCTGCATAGCCGCAACAATCTTATCCGTGGAGATATTGTACTTGGTCAGGAAAGCCTTCACTTCATCCTGCGTCAGGATTCGGTGGGGAGGAACAGCTCGGTGCTTCGAAATATCAATCAACTGACTCTCGT